AAACATGGTATTAATCCTACAAGTGATGCTGAAATATAGAAACTAAGCTATGCATTTATCGTTAATTCTAATAAACATGATGGTCTAGATTCAATTGTTGTTAGATCTACTGTTGATGGTAAAGCTGTATTCAAGACATTAAAAGAACTTATTAGTGATGCAGATACTAATCTTAGCAATACAGTAGTTAATACTTATTTGTCAGCATCAGTATTTGAAGCATTAAGTAATGAAATTGGTCTATCTGCTGCTAATAAAGAAAATCCAGTTGTGACAAAGAAAGACATTGCAAGTCTAGCTGGCGCAATGCATTTCATTGGTGCTGCTACATTGAATGAAAATGAAGATGCAAAAGCTGGTCTTATAAGAACATTTCCAAAAGCAATAAAAGGTGATGTAGCAATAATCATCAGTACATCAAAAGAATATGTCTATATTGGTGATAAAGCTGGACAAACATCAAGTTGGGTTGAACTTGGTGATGAAAGTCTCTATGCTACAAAAGCTGAACTTAGCTCAGAAATTTCAAACAGAATATCTGTAGATTCAACATTGTCAACAGCTATTGACAATAAGATTTCCATAGATGGAATAAAAACAAATACACTTTCTGCATTTCATATAAATCAGGATGATTTCTATAAAAAAGTTCAAAACAATGAAATTTTGTCAAATGAACTTTGTTTCATCTGACTATATAAATGCTTATGATGAGCAAGTCAAAAATGTAGCTGAACCTGTTGATGCATCTGATGCTGCAACAAAGAATTATGTTGATACTAAATTGCTGTCATCTGAAACAGATTTCGACAAAAAGATTTCAGATCTTAGAAAAGAACTAAATGACAGTTTCACAAAGAATCTCAATACTTTGTCTACAAATCTTAAAACTGATTATGATAAACAGATTTCTGCTCTCACTGAACGTCTGAAAACTGCTGAGGCTAAAATCAAAGAACTTTCAACTACTGTTGGAAAAGCAAATGAAATACTTGGAGGTATCGTATAATGGCTACTTTAATTGATAATGTTAACAAAGCTGTCCAAGACAATGCTGACATAAGTGCAGCGTTGTCAGCTCAGCATCTAGATGTGTCTGATTACAAAAGATTGTCTCAGGCTGCTGGTAAAATCAACTTGATTCATGGCATATTCGCAGAAGCTCCAAATTCGCTTTATGCATTCTATGAATACATCGAAGTATAATTTAAAAAAAGGATAAAACAAATGGCTACAAAAATTTATTTGCCGACAAAAGCTGATCAAGAAGAAACAAACAAGAAAATCGATGATTTGCTCAAGCATATTGAAGATCTGCAATCATCTGCTAGTATACCTACTGCAAATGTCACAGTACGTTTGAATTGGAAAAATCAGACATTCGATGTTCCAACAGACACCACAGAAATATCTGAAATCTTGAAAGATGCTCAGGTCATTCTGACTGTTCCAGGTGTAGATACTCCATATACAGCAGCTATCACATCATTGAATGATTTTGCGTGTGTCTTCAAAGTCCAGATAAACAACGCAGCTTTGGTCAATCCTTCTACTGTCGCTGTTAAATTTGGATCGTCAAAAACAACTGCTTATGCATGTCTACCGAAAGAAATCTATCTGTCTGCCGGTGCTTCTGAGACAGTAAACGTGAATTCAATAAAGATTGCTGGTGAAAATGTAGAAGTTTTTCGTGCTCAGCCTTATTCCAAAGATCCAGAAAATGACAAAGATCAACGTCTTAAAGCTGGAAATTCTTATTTGGGAATAAAAGTCACAACTGCAAGCGGAACAAAAATCCATTTTGGACATTGGACAAAAAACCAGGAAAAATGGATTGATGAATCCTATACACGAGTTTCCATATGGGATGTTCCTAAGAATGATGACGGTACAGCTGGAACTCCTGTCGAAAGAATAATCTCAGATACAGATACGACGAGTTGGATTTCACTTGACGATCGTCTAAATGCAATCAAGAACATAAAGATTGGAACAATGTCATATACAGATGGAACTACAACTGTTGGTGACAACAAGATGGTTCGCTACGATCAGCTTTGGGTGAAGACAACAAAAGAAACACTCAATATGCCAATCGAGAATGATGATGGTACATTGAAAGACAATAATGTCGAGTGTGTTGTCAAATGGTATGCAAACTCGAATGTAGATGGAACTTATCATCTTCATCCATTGTTTGAAACCTATATTAGACAGGCTGATGGATCATATGCAACAAAAACATGCAAATATGGTTATATTGCAAGATACCCAATCGGAAACGTAACTGACATAACTATTGATGGTCAGAAAGTTTCTGCTCCTCAGTGGAAAGCTGGAAATGGTGTTGACTATGTTCCTGGATCAAGATCTGATACATTGGCTGTTTGCAGAAGATTGAACAAAGTCACATCTACATTGACATTTGATGGTGAAGATCCTATAACAATCAATCCTGATTTTACAAACAGGACTTGGGGTGTAGCAGGAACCGCTGAAATATCATTTATCCAATGGATGGCATATTTGTATTTTGGAGTTAATGTCCAAGGTGCAGCAAATTCAAATGATTTTTCACAGAATATATTCCCTGGAATATGTTATGGTAATAGTAGAACTACAAATGGTGACACTGATTTCATTGTGAATGTCGGAAAGATGTCAGGTGCAATCAATACAAGATCAACTAAGAATTCAATTGTTTTCTTAGGAGTTGAAGATGCTATTTGGTCTTCCTATGGATGGTATTGGGAAGATCTCACAAATGTAAATCGAACAATATATACGACAGATGCTGATGGAAAAGTCACAATAACAAGATCTGGCAATTATTTGTTTGCTCAAGATCCAGCTGATGTTGAACCTGGTGCAACTGACAATCAAAATGAACTCTATGTAAATTCAGAAGACAATAAGTCATATGAAGCTAAACTAAAAGCTGCTGGATATCGTGAAGTCGCATTTCCAGAAAAAATTACTAATGATTGGTTGTATAGAGCTGGAGTTGATTCATCATCTGTTTTGAGAGATGCTTATCTACCAGGTGAAAACCAAGATCAAGCTAATTTGAATATTGGTGGTTGCGATTATGCTTGGACAGCTGATTATAGTAATATTGCTACATTCTCAGACAAATCATCATATTCAGTTGGAACATATGTTATTTATGAAGGAAAACTTTATAAATGCACAGTTGAGCATAAAGGAACTAGTTCTACACCACTTGCTTGGGATGCAACACATTTCACAATTGTTGTAAATGAAACACTTACTTTACGGAACTATTGGCTCGTTAGGCTTTACGCCTACCGTTATACTTCTTCTAACCATGGCGCTTTCTTTGTTGATTCCACCTATGATCTCACTTACGTCTACGGCTACTATTGCCGCGCCCGTCCTTTCCTTAGGGTCGTTTCATGACGTGAGTGACGAACGAACGTCATGTCCATAATCCCGAGGACCGAATGGTCCTCGGGTCACTTAAAAATAAAAAATAAAGTTTGACAAAATTTAAATTTTGAGTATTTCAACTAAATCATTTTTAATTAATAATAAAGTTTAACCGTTTAATGGGGATAAAAGATAGATGAGATAGTAGACAGAGTGGCTCGTTAGGCTTAACGCCAACCGTTATAATTCTTCTAACAATGGCGCTTTCTATGTTGATTCCAACAATGATCTCACTAACGTCAACGGCTACAATTGCCGCGCCCGTCCTTTCCTTCATAATTTGACAAGATTTTTTCTTTCTGCTCTACGTCTGAACCATATCCACACCACACAAAGCGTCTATCGAAATATTTCACAGAAATATTGCGCGGTGAAAAAAGTGCTTAAACAAGCTGTTGGTAGGGTTTGAAAAACAATTTCGAAAAGAGCTAGCACAAAAAAGGAACTTAAATGAAAAGAATTGGATATGTATATGAAAAAGTCGTTGACTATGACAACATAGTAGCAGCAATGGCTGAACATGATCAGAAACGTCCAATTCACAAAAGAAGAGGAATTGACTATCGTTTAGCATGGGAAATCAAAAACCGAATGCAAAATGATTTCAAAAATCTGATAGGAATTCCAAAGAAAAAGACAATAGTAGAATATGGAAAAGAAAGAAAGCTTCAAATTCCTTCATATGAATCTTGTATTGCGCAAATTGCTCTTTGGAGGATTTGTGAACCTTATGTGAACAGTCGAATCCATTCACAATCATTTGCATGCAGAAAAGGATTTGGAGGACATTTAGCAGCAAAGAAATTGGAAAGGTTTGTCCATCAAAACATTGATAAGGATGCAAAATATTTTCTATATTTTGACATAAGACATTTCTATCAGCATGTAGATCATGAAATAGTGATGGAAAATCTCAAAAGGATTTTCAAAGATCAAAAAATTCTTGATATGTTCCAAATCATAGTTGACTCATCAGAAGAAGGTTTGTCTATTGGATATCCATTTTCCCATCATTTAGCTAACTTGTATTTAGTTCCATTGTATTTCAAGCTAAGAAACATCAAAAACATTTCAAAAGCTTATGTCTACATGGACAATTGGATAGTTCTTTCCAAATATAAAAAACCTTTGAAAAAAGCGATTGAAGAAGCTCATGTTTGGCTTAAAAACGTGAAATGCAAAGTGAAAGGTGATTGGCAAATTGCTCCAGTCAAAGCAAGAGCAATCAAATTTTGTGGATTTCAGATTTCAGACAAACAAACAAAATTGTTCAAAGGAAATTGGAAAAGAACATTGAAAGATTTCAAAAAAGCAAAAGAAGGAAATGAAAAAGCGATCCTTTCTATGCAATCTAGACGTGGATGGTTGAGAGCCATCAGAAGAGAGTTTTCAAATATTTTCAAATTGAAAAATGAAAAATTTCTTTGGAAAATTTAAAAAAGTGAACTCTATGCCACGCTGAAGACGTGGCATCTTTCTCGTCAATTTTTTTGTAAAGTAAATAAATATATATTTTTAAAAAGGAAATTAACATGACAACAAGGACAGTAGCAGGAATAAACGGTGATATTCTTACGATCACTGAACAGGGAACTAGAGTTTTTTCAAAGTTCAAACTTTTCTGTGCAATAAAACAGTTAGGATATTGGGATAAGATAAAAGCATGGCTTGAAGAAAATGATTTGTGGGATGCGTTTTTGCTAGCCCAGGTTGTTTCTGAAGATAATGCTCAGTTTTCTGCAGGTCTCAAAACAATAAAAGAATTGCTTGGAATGTCTGATGAAGATATTGAAAAGATTCTTTCTCAATGTCTTGCTGATGAATGTATTTAAAACATTAAATATTTGTCTTATTAGAACGTGAAGTGAAATATTTAAAGCATCACTAATTTATTTTTTAAGTGCATTTTATGCTACATTCATGTAGCATATTTTTCATTTTTAAAAAGTAAATAAACATAACTTAACTTTAACTTAACAAAATTTTGACTTATGCCAACTACAAAAGTGATGCTTGATGATGCAGAATTAGCAAAAAACTACATAATAAATTCTGATTTGTCTGATGAGTACAAACGTACATATTTGAGATTATTGAATATCTCAACTATGGCTACAAATGGTATTACACCTGAGTAGAAAATCCAAAAAATGACAGAATGCATTCAATTGCTAGCTGTCACACAAGCTATGTATATATTGAATATAGACAAAAAAATTGAATCAAGCATAGAAAAATCAACTAAACATACAAATTGTGAAAATTGCAAAGCTATGCAATTTGTCAATAATGCTGAACAAGAACAACATGACAAAGAACTTATTGCAAATTATGTCTAGAAAAGCCATATAAACATAAATGAACATTATAGCACAATTGATACTGAAAAAATGACATGGCCAAACATATTGAAAACAATTTTGTTGAAGCCATATATATATGTTGTGCTTTGTCTTATGTTTATAAGTCCATATAGTGTTGAAATAGTCAAAACAATTTGTCAATTTGCCACATCAAAATGAAAAACAAAACTATGAACAGACCATTTTTTAGACCAACTAGATTTGAAATGCAATTTTTAGGCATTTTGCATAGAATAATAAAATCTGCAGTATTCAATATAAGTATGATTATTCTAGGATTTTTAATTGGATTTGGATATTCAATGTTGTCTATCCATTACAATATAGTTTCAAATCCAAATTATGAAATAATAACAAAAATAGAAAAAGCAATAAATACTGTAGAAGATCTAGACATATAGCGCAAAAATGAAGAAAAAGAAATAAAACATATTCTTCAACTATTCAAATATTGTATAATTCGCAATGATTTAAAACTACATGATCAAAACAACCATTGATTTTTTCTTATGAAAAATATTTTTCTAGGAATTTATTTTTCCTAGAAATTTTTTTTGCATTTTAAGAAAAGTAATTAAATATATATGTTTGAAGATCTTCATCTTCAAAATTTGTAAAATATGTTTTGTATAGTTAAAAGTTAAACATGGAAAAATTAAGTAATAATAACGTTAGCAATAAGTTAGTTGAAACTAATATAAAAATAATTGGTGATAAAACTATAATATGCCAAATTGTCTAGTTGTTAGCATATATTAGACATTCGTTGAAAAACAACAATAAAGATACAATTAAAGTCAATATTGGCAATACTATTGCAAATAGTCAATTTATGTTTGACGTAAATGGTCTAGAAATTCCAGATTTCATAACGCAAAACACTATTGAAATAAGTTAAAAAATCTCTAAGTTAAATAGAAAGTGTATATATGAATATCATAAAACGTAGTGGTATTGAACAGGAATTCAATTTGTCAAAAATTGTGAATGCGATTTCAAAAGCTAACAATACTTCAACAGAAGACAATAGATTAGATCAAGAAGAAATAGAAGATATTGCTGCATCAATTGAAAGACATTGCAAACGTATTCATAGAGCATTGTCAGTTGAAGAAATCCAAGACATAGTTGAAATGAAATTAATGAAATCTGGACATTTTGATGTTGCTAGAAAATATATTACTCATAGATATTCTAGACAATTAGCTAGACATGAAAACACTACAGATAAGCAAATATTGTCATTGATTGAATCAAACAATGAAGAGATAAAACAAGAAAATTCAAATAAAAATCCAACTATTGCTTCAACACAACGTGACTATATGGCAGGTGAAGTGTCAAAAGACATTTCAAAACGATATCTTCTTCCAAATGATGTCATAAAAGCACATGAAGAAGGTCTGATACATTTTCATGACATGGATTATTTCGCATAGCATATTTTCAATTGTTGTCTTATCAATCTTGAAGATATGCTTCAAAATGGAACTGTCATTTCTGGAACAAAGATAGATAAACCACATTCATTCACAACAGCATGCAATATTGCTACTTAGATAATTGCTCAGGTTGCATCTGGACAATATGGTGGCCAATCTATCTCAATTGAACACTTGGCTCCATTTGTCGATATTTCTAGACAAAAGATAAAAGAAACTCTTAGAGATGAATTCATTTCAAACAATATTGAATTCACAGAACAACAACTTAGCAATATAGTAGAAGACAAGATAAAATCAGAAATCAAACAAGGCATCTAGACTTTGAATTATCAAGTTTGCACATTGCAGACAACAAATGGCCAAGCTCCATTCATAACATTTTTCATGTATCTAAATGCAGCGAAAACAGAACAAGAGAAAAAAGATTTAGCTTTCATAATTGAAGAGATAATCAAACAAAGATACATTGGAATGAAAAACAAAAATGGTGTCTATGTTTCTCCAGCTTTTCCAAAATTGATATATGTCTTGCAAGAAGACAACATAAAAGAAGGTGCACCATATTTCTATTTGACTGAATTAGCAGCTAAATGCACTGCAAAACGTCTAGTTCCAGACTATATATCTGAAAAGATAATGAAACAGACAAAAATAGACAAACTTGGAATTGGAAGATGTTTCAGTTGCATGGGTTGCAGATCATTTTTGTCACCTTATTTAGATGAAAACAACAATCCAAAATATTGGGGTCGTTTCAACCAAGGTGTTGTCACAATCAATATTCCAGATGCAGCATTAGCTGCTGGCAAAGATTTGAAGAAATTTTGGAAGATTTTAGATTCTAGACTAGAATTATGCCATAAAGCTCTTCAATGCAGACACAATAGACTTAAAGGAACTAAATCTGACATTTCTCCAATACATTGGCAATATGGTGCATTGAGCAGATTGCAACCAAATGAAACTATTGACAAATTGCTGTACAATGATTATTCAACAATATCTCTAGGATATGTTGGAATTTGGGAATCAGTAGAAGCATTGATTGGAAAAAAATTGACTGAACCTGAAGGTGAAGCTCTTGGAATCAAAATACTTCAAAGTTTGAATGACCATTGTGAAAAATGGAGAGCATCTGAACATATTGGATATTCAGTGTATGGAACACCAGAAGAATCAACTACATATAAATTCGCAAAATGTCTTCAGAAACGTTGGGGAATAATTCCAGGAGTTACTGACAAAAATTATGTGACAAATAGCTATCATGTGCATGTAACTGAGCAAATAGATGCATTCAGTAAATTGACACTTGAATCTAAATTCCAAAAATTGTCTCCTGGAGGAGCAATTTCATATGTTGAAGTTCCAAACATGCAAAACAATATTCCTGCAGTCATAAAAGTCATCCAACATATATATGACACTATTATGTATGCAGAACTCAACACTAAATCAGACTATTGCATGAAATGTGGATATGATGGTGAAATGAAAATGATTCAAGACAAAAATGGAAAATACATATGGCATTGTCCAAATTGTGGAAACGAAGATTTCAGCTAGATGAGCGTGGCTAGACGTGTTTGTGGCTACATCTCTAGCTCAGCTTGCAACTAGGGACGTATGCAAGAAATTGGTGAAAGAGTGCTTCATTTGTGAAAAACAATGGGTTTTGTCTACAAAATAACAAACAATGCTAATGGAAAAATCTACATTGGTTTCACTAGCAAGACAATACAAGAACGTTTCAAAACTCATATAGCAAATGCATTGCATCATGTTAATAGACGATTATATAATGCAATGAACCATTATGGATATGAAAATTTCACAATTGAAGCAATTGAAGAAAAAAATTCAATTAATGAACTTAAACAAAGTGAAATATTTTGGATTCATTTTTTCAATTCAACTGATCCAAATATTGGCTACAACATGACATTAGGTGGTGATGGTTGTGATTGCGTTAGCTACATGTCTGAAGAGGCTAAGAAAAAACGATCTTAGACTATTTCAAAGAAATTGAAAGGAAGAAAACTTTCAAAAGAACATATAGAGAAAATCAGACAAGGCAACATAGGAAAACATGTTTCAGAAGAAGTTAAGTAGAAACTTCGTGAAATCAGACTTGGAAAAATCAATGTTTTCAAAGGAAATACATGCAGAGTTGTAGATAAATCATAGCTTCAAAGTTTTCTAGACAATGGCTACAAACTTGGCCAAGGAAAACGTTCTGAAGAAATTTGCAGAAACATTGGACTTTCTAAGTTAGGTTTAAAACAAAAAGAAAGCACAAAACAAAAACGTTCAGAAAGCATGTCTAAATTGAAATGGTTCAATAATGGCAAAGAGCAAATGAGAAGTACAATATGTCCAGATGGTTGGAAAGTTGGTAGACTCAAATGCAAATTGTCTGAAACTTCTAAAATGAAGTCTTCACACAAGTCATTTCATGTATTCAACAATGGAAAAATAAACATAACTGCAAAAACATGTCCAGTTGGATTTGTGCCAGGACGAATCAATAGACTGAAAAAAACAAAAAAAGAAAAGAAAACATATTTTAAAACAAAGTTGCCATGTATTATGGAAATATAAAGAATTTTTGCATAGAAAATGGAACAGGTGTCAGAGTTTCATTGTTTGTATCTGGATGCAGGAATCAATGTCTTGGATGTTTCTAGAAACAAACATGGGATTTTAAATATGGTAAAGAATATACAGAAGAAACATAGAAATATATTCTTAGATTGTTGTCAGACAAAAATATAGATGGTTTAAGTATTCTAGGTGGAGAACCATTTGAACCAGAAAATCAACCAGTACTTTCTAGATTGATTTTAGAAACTAAAAAAATGTTTCCTAATAAAACTATTTGGATGTATACTGGATGCATTCTAGAAAAAGATATATTGCAAGGAAGATGTTATTTAAAAGGAATAACAGAGCAAATATTGTCAAATATAGATGTATTAGTTGATGGTCCATTTATAGAAAGCAAAAAGAACTTGTCTTTAGCTTTCAGAGGAAGCACTAATCAACGTATTTTGTATAGAAATAAAAATTTTAGTTAACTTTTTTCGAATTTTGTGTATAATATATATTTTGTGAATATTCACAAAAATAAACTAAGTTATTTTTTGGTTAACTAGTTCATAGTATTTGTATATAATTATAACGTTATCAAATATGAGACGTTAAATATAAAAAAGAAAGTAAATGTAATGGAAAGTATCATAAAAAACAATAAAAATACAACTGATCTTTGCAATAAGCTAAAACATATAGAAAAACAATATAAACCTTTGACAAAAAAAGAAGAACGAGCTCTTATTGAAAAATATAAAGACAATCGTGAAGAATTGAATAAACTTCTTTTTATGCATAATGTCAGAATGGTATTCAATGTAGCAAAAAAATATGTAAGCAAAACTAATGATTTTGACAATTTAGTCATGGATGGAATGTTAGGTTTGGCTGAAGCAACTAATCGTTTTGATATATCTAAGAATATAAAGTTTATAACTTATGCTACAATTTGGATTAGAAAATATATTCTTATGAATTTTTATGGAAAGCAATTGAAAATTGACAAGAATTCAATGTCATTAGATACTGCAATTTCAACAATATTGAAAGGCAATTCAAATTCAAATAATGATGCAACTTTTGAAAATATTGTAAATACTGCTATAGATCCAAGTTATAAATATGAAAAAACTATTGATGAGCAACTTTCAAGCAATGAACAACATTTGATTTACAATGATCTTATTTCTTATGTACATAATGATTCTAATTTAAGTTCATTAGACAAAAATGTTTTCATTGATATGTTTCAGAATGGTGAAAAACTAAAAACAATTTCTGAAAAATATTCAATTTCTAAACAAGATGTCAATAATATCAAAAATAAAATTTTGTCAAAAATGAAAAATATTTTGCATAATAAATATTATGTTGATTCATGTCATGATTTGATGTTTTCTTGATTTTTTAAGTTATTTTGTTTTTTTAATGGCAATCAATTGATTGTCATTTTTTTTTGAAAGTAAATAAAAATAACAAAAACTTAACTTAACTGCAAGGAATTTTATGAGCAATACTCCAAATGATACATCATCAAATACTACACCAAGTTTAATCAAAAGAAAAGTTTCAGATTTGTCTTTTTCTGAAGAAGTTGTTTGTGACATCAGCAATTTTGAAAATATATTTAATTTTAATGAACTTGATAAAATACTTGAATTATCAACTTCAATAGACAATATTGAACGTCTATATGAGACAGAAAGACCATTAGGTGATATTCATATTTCAGGTAATTGGAGTATTTATAACTATAATAATGAAAAAACAAGTTCAAAAGATGGAACTGATTCAAACTTAAATTTGACATTAGAAGATGGATATAAAGCTGTATTCATTGGAAAATGGAAATGGAAATCAGATGAACTACAACGTAAAGCTGAATCATGTTCAGGTGATTTTGGAACAGATTTGCCAGAAAATGACACATATTCAGAAGAGAAAACATTTTCAGAAGTTACAACAACAAAAGAATATTCTTAGACAATAAAGAGCAGTGAATTAGATAAATTAAAAGTAGAAAATAACAATGTTGTCAAAACAACTAGTGTTGACTAGAAAAAAATATCAGTCAAAGTTACATTCAAACATAGTTATTATTTTGGTTCATGTAATTTAAAAGACTATACTTCACCTAAAATTGATGAAATTTCAAGTCTTTTGCAGAAAGATTTGACAACAACAAAAAATTTAACAAAAAACAATGTAACAGCAGATAATGAAAAATATCTAGTTTATGCATATCCAAAATCACTTGGAGATTTAACAAAAATCACACAGAATGGTTCAATTGACATTATAGGTGCATTTAGCAAAACAGTTTTAAAAATAACAAATGTAACTAAAAAACAAATTGATTACAATGTCTATGTTTCAAACAATCCAAATGCATTCACAAATGTAACACTTCAATTCAACTAAAGGATGATAAATCATGATTAATTTTCCAGATACACTTAAATCAAACAGCCCAAAAGACTATAGCATCATTCATTTGAAAGAGGCTGCAGGTTCAAAAACAGTGAAAACTGCAAATGATCTATATGCTATATCAGACAGTATATTGACTACAGACAAATCTAATGGAAATGATTCTTTAGGAAACATTTGGTATGTCGAAGATGAACATGAATTCTATTTTCTTGAAGATTGGGATAAAAGAAAAGAAGCTGCAGGTTGGAGAAAGTTATCTAATTTAAATTCAGTACAGATCAATGGTGTTTTGAACGCAACTCCAAATGGTCATTCTAACATATATTCTAAAAATGGTTCATCAATTGGCAAAGCATTCCTCAATGAA